CTGATACCATAACGTGCCCGGATCCAGATTGTGCTGAACCTACACCACCACTACCAGATACGAAAAGTGAACCTGTAGTTAATGGTTCAACAATTGGTAAGTTACCAAAAATAGCTGAACCAAAAGAGGCAGTTGTGACTGTATCTGCATCAGTAGCTGAACCACTTACAATTATATTAAAAGTTGAATCAATAGCGTTCTGAAATTTTTCCAACTGAGTATTGTTGATTTCAGATATTAATTCTGCTTTGCCTTTAATCATTTTAATCTCCTGTTAAATTTTTTTAAATACACCGTTTGTATTAACCTTAATTATTCTCTAATAAATATAATGTTTTTAGTTTTCGTGTCTATCTATCTTCTTAATTTTCCTCGTTTAGAATACCTTCTAAACCCTTTACGAACTTTATTCCATAATATTGATAAAAAATCTTTTTGTCCCTTATATCTACCTGTTGTTGGGCCTGTTTTAAATCCTCTGTTTAAATCCAAAGCATCATACTTACCAGCCTTTACTCCATTCATCATTACTTTGATAACTTGTTGTGATGCTTTACCTAAAATCTTTGACATAGTGTTTATATCTTGAGCGACCATTTTCTTAGCTTCCGTAGAACTATATGCGGCGGGATAAGCGCCAAATCCACCCTGCCCAGCCGATTTAGTTTTAACTGATTTATAGTAGGTGGCGTCGTTTGTATCAGAATCGTCTGGTCCAGTCATAAATCGAAATACTTCATCGTCTTCTTCTATTGGTAATTTAGAAATAATATCAGTTTGTTTTGCTAAATCTCTTACATTATTAACAAGCTCATCTTCGACAAGAATTCCAATATCACCCCAATAATTGTATTTTACATATCCTTTAATTTGTCTGATTATTTTTTCTGTATTTTTTAAGTTTTTTAAAAAATCTCTCTTAACCTTTTCTCTTTTTGGATTCTTTCTTTCTTCTACTGGCTTTTTACCCACAACATATTCAACCTTTTTCATTTGGTCGTGCGTTTTATCCAACATATCACCTGGTTTGTAATTTTTACCTTTGTTGATTACCATAAACACAACTGATTTAGGATTGATTGATTTAACGGTTCCCATAGCACCATTGTGTGGACAGGTTGGATTAACATCTTTTACGACATCCCCAACCCCATATGTGTAATTGTGAACTGATTCGAATTGTGATAAACTCGAAAGTATTTCTGCTTTTTTGGCGGGTGGTGAGCTTTTGTATGTACGTTTGATATAATCGTAATTTTTATCTATCTCTTTTTTAGCATCCTCTGGTTTATCACCACGCTTTACCATAAGATTTAAAATCTTTTTCTTTTCGGCGGGACTCTCCGTAAGATTCATCAATTTTTTATATAATGATTTGTTTTTCACTATTTTTTCAACCAATTTTTCCACGTGACGTAATCCACATAGTTTTCTATATCGGCAAGTGCGACCTTTTGTAAATAATTTTTTCTTGCTGTTCCGCC